TTATTCCGTCCTTCGTTTTTCTATCCTATTCTTCGGATCTAGTAAAAGAAATATATAACCAAACTGGCACAAAGATCCAAATACTACTGATTCCGTAATACACGATACGATTCGTAATCGTTGAATTTGCCAATATATTTTGAGAAATGTTTTCATCCGTCATGAATTCATATCCGAGAGTCAAGAAATAAAGAGAACAAGATATGATTTCTAGTAATAATAATGGCACGATTCCTTCTGGATAATACAACAAGACAAAGACAAAGGCATAAAATGCATTCAATAATTCGAAATTCCACACATAGTGTTTGACGACATATCGTGGATCGACTCGACAATATTCATTCCAAGAAGCAAGGACCGAAGAATTCCATACCGGAAATGCTTCTAAATTCAAGAGATTTCGATTTTGATAACAATATATTTCATAGATACCTATACCTATATTGAAAATGACCCAAATCCATATCCAATCCAAGACAGATTTCATGTGTATATTAATACAATCTATATACATGAAAAAATATTTTTTTTAACGAAACGAAAGGAAAATAAAGCAAGGGAAAGCAAAGGAAAGGAAATTAAACATCTTCTTTTTTCTTGATATCTTCTGCGGCTTCTCTCTCTTCGAAATTCACGGTTTCTCTCACACCAACTAAGTTTCCATTTTCGTCCATAGTTTGTGTCAAAACATTTCCGGATTTCTTCGCCAATTCCACATTTTTCTCAATCGCTTTCTTTTTAGTATCAAAGACACGTTTATCGAAATCCTCTTTTGCTTTCTGTTCATTCTTCAATTTCTCATGATGTAATTGATTCAATTCCTCTTCCATAAACTCGATTCTTCCAGTCTTGTAAGCGTCTGGATCTAATGGTGTCCAGACGAAATTACGCCCAACTAGAATATCATGATGTGGCACCGATTCACGGATCTTTTTAGCATACATTTCAGCTTCTTCTGAAGTTGGAAAATTGCCGATATTCACGAAACCACGAACCGATGTCTGAAATCCATGTTCCTTTTGAAAGGTTTCATTCAATCGATCTTCGTTTTTCTCTATAAATGTCGCGAAATCTCCAACCACATCTTGGGACTTTAGCACATTTTCTTCTTCTTGCACAAACTGTTTGAAATCCTCCATTAAATTCTCCACTTTGAGATTGTACTTGAAAGAAATAAATTGCAAGAAATCGGAAAATTGAGAAACGGATTTAGTAAAATTCCATTGTTTCACAAACTTTTCGAAAAAGAAGAGATCTTTTTGTTGGATGATTTTCTCGGGAGAAACGAAAGAATAACATCCATATATTTGACTAGGGATTACCGGATATTCATTTAGCAAATCTACATATTTAGGATTTTCGGATCCATCCTGTTGGGTTTTTGTTTCGAAGGGTTTTTTGGTGGAAGCCGAAGTGGTAGAAACATTAGATTTAGATTTAGACATTTCTTGTTCTATTTTTTCTGGATGTTATAATATTCCATTCTACATATTTATGTTCTTTTAGTCGAAAAGATATTTTTTGGTATTTATTGATCTCTCGATATCTCGACTATTCTTTCTCTCAAACAAACAAAATAATAAATTTTAGCAATAATTATAATTTTTTTATTTCAGTATAATATATTAATCCCAAGATGAGTATGTTCGATTTTAATGAATTCATCAAGCGTGCTATTAAGTACATCGTGGAAGGTATTATGGTTGCTATTGCCGCCTATGCTATCCCTAAGAAATCTTTGAACGTGGAGGAGATTGTGGTCATTGCTTTGATGGCCGCCGCTACCTTCTCTGTTTTAGACGTATTTGTTCCATCCATGGGAGCTAGTGCCAGATCCGGAGCCGGAACCGGTATTGGTTTAGGCGTTATTGGTGGTCTTCCTTTACGTCCAATGTAATTACCAGAACCGTATATTCAAATCTATAAATAATCCTTTTCTAAGAAAAAAGCATTATTAAGTGAAACAAAACAAAACAAACCGATTATCACGTTATGTTCGTCTGGATTTCGCACTCAGATTACGTACAGTACCTCCTGTACCCATCGACAAACTCCCGGGTTTATAACATACGAGAGAATTATTAGAAAATAAACTTTTCATCATAAACGGACGTGGTTTAGGCAATGTTTTCGAAGTAATTGCTGGAACGGGATTCCAGAATTGGATATATCCATTTGAATTTACAACGGTCATTTTTCTTGCAGTTTTGTCTATACTATTAACCTATAGTTTTATTTTCATATGTATAAGAGAATTACCAATAAACCTAAACCGTAGGATAATATTCCCAATCTAAATAATCACACACTTTTTTCCAAATCATATCTTGTTCTAACTGTTTGATTCGATCTTTCATCATTGGAATATATGGTAGGTACTGTCGTTGATCTAGCAAGATACAAAGTTGGCACAAAATATACGTATAATTGAAAAAATTCGTTCTAGTAATGGGACAAAAAAGAGCCCAAGGTTGTTGGATTTCAATAAAAAGCACACACAATGTTTCAATCAATTCTTCTTCCATTACGGGAGGTTGAATTCCTAAAATCGAATTTATATATTGAATGTGTTCGAAATATTTATTATATCCCAAAATACTCAACATATTTCGCATTTCTTTGTAATTGATCTCCGATATATTCTTGCGCTCTTTTTGAATCCGTTTCCGCACAGCATTCAATACTTCTTCCGGGATTTTCGTCGTTTCTTTTGCCTGGAATTGCGAGAGAATCTCTTTGAAATGATTCAAACGAATATAAGCAGTATAAGACACTTCATTCGGCATTTCTTTATTGACCGGTTTCTGATTATCGACAATATGCAAGAGGAATTTCCCACACGCGACATTATTACAAATCAAAATACCTTCCTCTTCTTGTGGAATAAGTTCTCCTTGATTACATACTAGACAAGTATCGGTTTGCAATACATAATCTTGTAAATGCATAATTTCACCATCCACATTTTTCCAATATTCTTGGTATATTTTCTTGGATGACTTATACTTATCGCTATTCATATCCGCACTCTCTTCTGTCTTGGCTTTGATTTTGAAAAAACGATTCATACTCTCTCGATTCTTCGTATTCTCTCCATTCGATATTTTTTGTTTCTCTTCGTAATAATTGAAAATATAACGCGAATTGTTTAGCAAATAATCGTTTTTTTTCTTGCGTAAATTACGGATTTCCTTGCGAGTTTCTTCTATCTTATCTTGATAATCGAAATATTCTTCACTATTCTGTTGTTTTTTGTCTTCCAGATGTTTTAAATGTTTTTTATAATTTTTTTTTTCTTGTTGTAACGTCGGAATCGTATGATTTTCAATGACAAAAAAAGTATTCATAATATCCGTATGTTTTTCATCTATGTTTTTCTGATCTTTTGTTTTCGGTTTAGATTCAGTATGTTTTGTATTTAATCCATTCATTCAATAGAATTAACCTATATTATAAATATATTTGTGTTTTTATACCGTTTATTTTTTCTTGATTATTTTTTTCTTGTTTTTATCGATATATTTTATTGAAGATTTGATTTAGAATTATTCAACGATATAACAAGAATTATAAGCATAATATTATCATAGTCTATGGTATTATTTCTGGTATTCATTTAAAAAAATAGAAAGAATGAGGACAAAATACTACAAAAAAAGAAGAATAGGTGAAAATCGAAAATAAAAAATGTTTAGGCATAATATATTCACACAAAATGGCTGGAGCCCTTATGCAAATCGTCGCCTACGGCGCCCAAGATCTTTTCTTGACCGGAACACCAGAGATCACTTACTGGAAGGTTTCTTACCGAAGACACACCAACTTTGCCATGGAGAGTATCGAACAGACTTTCCAAGGCCAAGCTGACTTCGGAAGACGTGTCAGTGCCATCGTCTCCAGAAACGGTGACTTGGCTTACCGCACTTATCTACAGGTGACTCTTCCAGAGATTAACCAGGATATGATTGGAAGTCAGGCTGCAACCGGAACTGGTGTCTATGCTCGTTGGCTAGACTATATTGGTGAGCAACTTGTCAGTCAAGTTGAGGTCGAGATCGGAGGACAGAGAATCGACCGTCAATACGGAGACTGGATGCACATCTGGAACCAACTTACCATGTCTTCAGAACAGAGACGCGGATACTTCAAGATGATCGGACACACCACCCAATTGACTTACATCACCGATCCTCAATTCGCTCCTATCTCTGGACCTTGTGCTGCTTCTGGTGGACCAGCTCAAGTTTGCGCTCCAAGAAATGCTCTTCCTGAAACTACTCTTTATATTCCTCTTCTATTCTGGTTTTGCAAGAACCCTGGACTTGC